ATTCACAGGAAGGTTCCCTGAATAGTTTTACAGGGGAGGGAGCCACTGTGTCTTCTAACAATAACACCACAGATACATCAACATCGAATACCTACAACGGTGCTGGGTCATCCAGTGAGATACCTGTAGGTTCAGCGATAAGTCCATCTTACATGAGTAACGGTATGGACACTTGTCTCAAAGGAACTGGAGGTTCCTTACAGACTGTGGGCGTAGGGTTCTCTAGTGGTGGCTACGAGGTTGACCCTAACTGTGACAGGCGCAGGGATGCAAAACTGTTATCAGACTTAGGTATGAAGGTGAGCGCAGTGGCTAGGTTATGCCAGTCGCTTGACGTATGGAAGGCCATGTTTATCTCTGGCACACCATGCCCCATCTTATCTAATGGTAAACTTGTAGTTGGCAAAAGAGCATTCTTAGTAATGAAGAGACAACCAGAAACATACATCCCAGATTACAGTAAGAAAACTAAAGACTGGTACAACACTTTACTTAACATAGGCGGGGGAGAAGCTACAGATGAAGAAGATGATAATACCTCTATTAGTGCTAAGTTCCGTAGCTCACTCAGATGAATACGATGCGCTCCTAGAATCTAGCCAAGCCATAGTAGACCAGATTACACAAGGGGTCTTACTAGTAGGTGCTGCTACAGAATATGCACACCATGGCGATGCTCTGTCATCAGGAACGCTATCAGACACCGCTCACATCTCTTCTGAGCAACTTCAGGCTTACAATGATGCACTCTATGGCATGAACACTTATTTGCCTTACGGGGACATACAGGAGGTTCTAGAGGGTAAGGCGATGGGTGAGCTAGAGTTAATGGACAACGCCATCGAGACCTTCACCGAAGTTGTGGTGGACATGATAGCTGTACAGCAGGTGGCGGAGATTGCCTCTGAAGCACAGACTCCACAGGAAGAAGCTGAGGTACAAGAGTTTGTTACAGCTAATGTAGAAGTGCTTACTATCGACCAGGAAGAAGTAGATACATACAACCAGGCTGTCGATGACATAGAGACACACGCTAACAATGCCTCTGCGTTCCTAGCAGTTGCAGGTAATGAGCAAGCTGTAGAGTTCCTAGAGCAAGGCATCGAGAACGCTAACACAACCGCAGAGCAGACTAACATCTTCTATGATGCAAATGCTCAGTGGGTAGCTATGGGATATAATACAACAAGGAACCTGACAGCAGTGTACCTCAACGGGCAGAACTTTGGGTTAGACCTATACGCAACTGAGGCTGACATATTGGCAGCAGGGAGCGAATCAGAGTTCTTCCAGACTAGCCCAGTGGCTTTAGGCTATGAGTGCTTCATGAACCAAACGGAATGTGAAATATGAGCCTAGAGAATACTGAACTAAAAATAGGGAACACTTCATTCAAAGGTATATGGATAGCCATTGTCTTGACGATAGGCACGAGTATCGGGGGAACCGTCTGGACGGCATCAAGTCTGTACTCAAGGCTTGAGACTGTAGAGGCTGTAAAGATACCTAACATCAAACCTGTTACAGAAAGAGTGACTCTAATAGAGCAACGATTGCAGGACAACGATGTGGGTCAATTAAAGGCTAAATTAGCCACTTTAGGGACACACCTAGAGACTATACTAACCCAACAAGAAAAGCTCTTAGAAATCAAAGCAGAGCTTTCTGAGCTATCCAAAGAGATAGAGGCTATGAAAGCTGTTGTTAAGCAGGGAGAACTTATTGCTGACAGCATGGGTGATGTGGATACACGGATGAATAAACTAACTAAAGAAATAGAGGACTTGTGGCAGGGTATGAACTACCTGAATGCAAGCCCCTTACAGAGGTAAACTATGTTACAGCAATTAATTGGCCCCGTATCGGGATTACTAGATAAGTTTATAGAGGACAAAGACAAGAAGAATGCTATTGCTTTTGAACTATCGACCATGGCTGAAAAGCATGCACAGGCACTTGCGAAAGCGCAGCTTGAAGTTAATAAGACGGAAGCGGCACATAAAAACTTATTTGTTGCGGGTTGGAGACCTGCTGTGGGATGGGTATGTGTCCTTGGTATGGCGAGTAACTTTATGGTTATCCCACTGGCAAACTTTGCGCTTGCTCTGGTTGAATCTACGGTTGTGGTTCCAATCCTTGATTTGACTCAGATGATGCCTGTGCTTATGGGTATGCTTGGGTTAGGCGCAATGCGAACAGTAGAGAAAGCCAAAGGCGTTCAACGGGAGAGATAACATGAAGAAAGATTCTAAGCTAGAAGAACTCCATGAGTTATTGGCAACAATACTATTGGATAAGATAAGAGACCCTGAGTGTAAATCAGCAGAGCTTAACGTAGCCCGTCAGTTCCTGAAGGACAATGACGTTACAGCTATCCCTACTGATGAGAATGCCCTAGCACAACTGCTAGAGGACTTACCTTTCGATTCAGACACAACACAAATCCAGTAAGGAATACCTATGTCTTTATATAAGAACATGCAGATTAGAAAGAAGAAGGGCATCAGTCGCTCTAAGAAGAAAAGCACTATTGACCCTAAAGTCTACGCAAAGATGAAAGCCAAGAAGGGTGGCTTCAAGAAGAAGGGGTAAGTTATGGCTAAGTATCAAGGCAAGACAGTTAAGCTAAACAGCCCCTCTAGGATTTCTAAAGGGGAACCTGGAGCGGGCAGGAAGAAGTCTAAGGTCTACGTTAAGGATGGCGCAAAGATAAAGAAGGTGATGTTTGGTGACCCTAACATGACCATCAAGAAGAACAACAAAGGTAGACGTAAAAACTTCAGGGCTAGACATGGATGTGACAACCCAGGCCCAAAGACCAAAGCAAAATATTGGAGCTGTAAAGCGTGGTAAATAAACAGATATTAGACTTTAAGAACTTCTTATACATGGCATGGAAGCACCTTAACCTTCCTAACCCTACACCCATTCAGTATGACCTTAGTGATTATCTACAGAACGCTGAGGAGCGCAGGATAGTTATCGAAGCATTCCGTGGTGTTGGTAAATCATGGATAACATCTGCCTTTGTCTGTCACCAACTGCTGTTAAATCCACAAGAAAACATCCTTGTAGTATCAGCTTCAAAGACACGGGCAGATGATTTCTCTACCTTTACCCTGCGCCTCATCCACGAGATGCCCATTCTGGCTCACCTAAGACCCAGAGATGGACAAAGAATGTCTAAGATTAGCTTTGATGTGGCTCCCGCTAAAGCCTCTCACGCGCCTTCTGTGAAGTCTCTAGGTATTACAGGCCAACTTACAGGTTCTCGTGCAGGAATAATCATCGCAGATGACGTAGAGTCAGCAAATAACTCTATGACACAGATGATGAGAGACAAATTAGCAGAGACAATCAAGGAATTTGAGGCGGTATTGAAGCCTGGAGGACGTATTATCTTCCTTGGAACCCCTCAAACAGAGATGTCTATCTACAATTTACTCGATGAAAGGGGCTATAAGACCCGTATTTGGCCAGCTAGATACCCAGATGACAGGCTAAAAACAGCTATGGGGTACAAATTAGCCCCTATAGTAGCTGATGAACCTGACGTAGAGGGGCAACCTACAGACCCTGATAGGTTCGATAGTGACGATTTGCTAGAACGTGAGGCATCCTATGGTAAATCAGGCTTTGCTTTACAGTTCATGCTTGATGTATCCCTATCAGATGCCGATAAGTACCCTCTAAAGGTCAATGACTTTATGGTAATGTCTGGCCCTAGTAGCTGGTCTGAAGCCCCTGTAAGCGTTCAGTGGGCATCAGGAAGAGAACAGATAGAGAATGTTAAGCAGTTACCTAATGTTGGACTGAAGGGTGACTATTGGGCTGCACCCATGAACGTGTCTACAGAGACAGCTAAGTGGGATGGCTCAGTGATGTCCATTGACCCCGCAGGTAGGGGTAAGGATGAGACAGCATACACCGTAGTCAAGATGCTTAAGGGACAACTGTACCTGACAGCAGCAGGTGGCCTTAAGAATGGCTATGCAGATGAAAGCCTTGAGGTTCTCTGTAGGGTAGCTAAGGAACAGAAGGTCAATAAGATTATCGTAGAGAGTAACTTTGGTGACGGTATGTTTACACAGCTAATCAAGCCAGTGTTGACTAGAGTACACCCAGTATCTATAGAAGAAGTAAGACACAACACCAATAAAGAGAAAAGAATTATAGATACCCTAGAGCCTATCCTAAACCAACATAGGCTAGTGGTAGACGATAAGGTGATACAACAAGATTATCAGTCTGAAGTAGACCTTAAGTATAAACTATTCTATCAACTTACCAGGTTGACTAGAGATAAAGGCTCTCTGATACACGATGATAGGCTAGATGCCCTTTCTATAGCTGTAGGCTACTGGGTAGAAACCATGGATAGAGACATACTCAGAGCAGTAGAAGACCATAAGAAAGACCTACTGAGAGATGAGTTAGATAAGTTCATGGAATCCTCTATAGGGAGACCCCAAAAGAGAGATAATTGGGTTCAGCTAAGGCGTTAAGACAGACATTGTATGTCATTGATTTACTTATATATATTAATACCCACCATATAAGGTAGGAAGGGAGATATATACTATAGATAGAACTATAGATAACCTAAAGAGGTCTATGGAATAAGATTATTTAGGAGATGATATAAGTAATATATCTATAGATGAAACTATAAGATAACTATAAGTAAACTTAAGGAGACCTATAGTGGCTAAAGTGACTAATATAAGACCAACCGTAGAGGATGAAATAACTGACTTACTACTTAAATCAGACTCCTTTGTAATCATAGGTAAAGGCTCAGGTGACCTTAAGATGGCAACCAATGCTGACCACAAGGAAGTCTATATGATGCTTGAGGCTCTGAAGGTGGAGCTTCTAGGCAGCTATATGGATGAGCTTTTAGATGAACCTGAGTATCATTAGGGCAGCAAAAGGTTTTACTAGAAAAATCTGAGGGGTCTATCGTATATCATGGCGCACGGAATTACCCCGTTGGGGTGGCGGTAGCCTATAAAAATCAATGGGTAGGGGTGGTATTGCCACAATAAATGCCACATTACACGCGCCCAGCCCTTGCAATTACTGGGTTCTAAACAGATAAACTATCTATTATCCAGTGAAATAGTACACATTGAATATTAATCGAATAATTATTCGGGTTTCTGTTTCTTGTGTACTATTTTTGCGTTTTTATCCTTTCCCTTTTTTTTCGCTTTTGTCCCTTTTAACTCAAATTAGATACCTTTCACCGCAAAGCCTATAGACAAACTACTAGCACTCTATAAGGTACTGGTTAACACATTAACTAACCAAACAGGTGACAATATGAACACATTGAATTTAGATATAGCAGGCGGTCAAATGCACATTAATAAAGATGAATCAGAATCTTTAATTTATTTGGCTAATTCTTTAATAAATGATTTAGAGTTATTTAAAAGTCAGAACAATTCTAAACAATACAACATTACTAGAGATGCATTAAATAAATTATTTTCTTTTATGCTAGAGCAAAACGATTTTATCCATAACGCACATAACATAATGGAATAAGGTGACAATATGAATAGCGCAAAACGTGATTTACTTAAAAGAGAAAAAAGAAACCAAGCACTAGCGGAAACCATTGGTTGGCTAGTGCTGGCTACTGGTGGTTTCTTATGTGCTAAGGGAATCATTAAAGGGCTGGAATTATTTTTCAGCTTGCAAGGTATCCACTAAGGCAATAGTTTATATAACAGAGTGCATTCGCTTTGAGTGCATTCGATTATATTTAACTATCCACTAAGGCAATTATTATGAAATTTATACATATAACCAAGGCTGAAATTGAGAATAGCAGTCTTATTAATGCTAATGCTAAGGAATGGGCTATTGATAACCTAGATTATCTTAATAAACTAATGGATTTATTTGGGAGCAGCACCAAGGTAGAAAAAGGTGCGGACAAATATGAAACCTATATTTTATACTTGCAGCCAGCTGATAAGGTATCAGTCAAAACATTGTGCGCCTTTGCAGATAAAGCAGGATGCAAAAAACCGTGTTTAATCGATAGTGGTCGCCTTGGTATGACTAATGGACAGAGTGCAAGCACTAAGCGCACAATCCTAATGCTACTTAGACCTGCTTATTTTGAATTTAAGATACTTGCAGAAATAGATAAAGCAGAAAGGCGCGCATCCAAGGCAGACAATGTGCCAGCATTGTTTAGGTTAAATGGTACAAGTGATATTGATTTTTCTTATATCATTGAACAGCGACCAAATAGCGCATTTTACGATTATTCTAAGATAATTAGTCGCATTAGAAAAAATAACCTACCTAATTACGACCTTACTTTTTCCGCATCAATGTATAGCGCGCAATCTAAAAAAGCATTTAAGACCGCTATTGAGCGCAAATATAAGACCGCTATTGCCTTTAATACTAAGAATGTAAAAGGCGATTCCGATTTAATACCGCATAAAATGATATCCTTTGATAAAACTGATTTACGCCATCTAGATAAACCTAATGCTATTGGTTACCTAAAAAGGAAAGGTTCTAACCTAGGCGATAGACTTGCAGAGAATACGCGCATTAATTCTTTTTTTGTCACTGAATCAAACTATACAGAATTTAAATCAATTATTAACATTTAACTTTAACTATCCACTAAGGCAATTAATTATGAATAACCAAGATATTATAGATTTATTCGATAGCACTAATATTACACTTGCAGAATTATCAGCTGTTAGCGGTAAATCTGTTAAACAGTTAAAAAAACTATTA